AAATGGTTTCCTGGCTGGCTCTGGAGCTGAGCTGGATTCCTTATTCACAATCACTGAAGCTGCAGGAAAAGTCCACCTGAACTGGATTGCTGATTGCACGTACTGTGTTGGTGGTAAGTTCTTTACCATCGATGATAACTTAGAGATCGACATCACTGATGTACATGGACTGCATTGGATCTATTTCGATAACACCGGTACCTTGAAGATCCAGGCTCCGGGTGGAAGCATTGCTGCTTTGATCCTGTCCAACTGTCTGGTGGCTGCTGTGTACTGGGAGGCCACTGGTAATTCTGTACTCAGACTGCTGGATGAACGGCATGGTGCTGATATGTCTCCGGCAACTCATTACCATTTACATGAAACCCTTGGTGCCATGTGGGAGCAGGGATTCACTCCGGCTGCCCTGGATGTTGATGGGTCTGGTACCGATGCTTCCCATGCTCAGTTTGATATCAGTGCCGGTGAATACCACGACGAAGATATTGAGCATTCATATGGTGGAGAAGTTAATGCCTGGGTACACACCTTCTTTAGACAAGGCTCCGGTGGACCATGGTTCCAGATGTCTGCCTCTAATGGTTTCCCGTTAGCTGGTGGTGTGATTGGTGATCGGCTCGACTGGAATGATTATAATGGTGGAGCATGGCAGTTGCAAGAAGTGGGGAACAATCAATTCGTCCTATCTCATTACTTTGCTTTAGGTGACGAGATTCTTTGTATAATGGGACAGGCTACCCACATCTCTGTTGTTGCTGCCCGGTCGGCTGCCAGTACGGAAATGAACTCGTTGATCACTGATGGCTTACCTATGCCTGAGATGGTCCCTCTGTTCTCGATCCTGTGGCAGACAAATGATGGCTATTCGAATGCACTGGCTGCCCGTATCCGATCCGTTGACGATGGTGAGTATATCGACTGGAGAGGTGAGGATCTTGTGTCCTTTGCTGGCTCCACCATAGTTGACACCATTCAGTTCAATACCGACTTTGCAAATGGTAATGCTGAAGGTCGGCTGCAGTGGAATGCTGAAGACGGTACCCTCGAGTATGGGCTGCCGGGTGGAAACGTTAATCTTCAAATAGGTCAGGAACATGTCCTCAGATGTGCAAATGCTTCTGGTGATGATATTGCTGATGGCTCAGTGGTCTATGTGTCTGGAGTTTCAGGGAATAGGCCGACTATCGAGTTAGCTGATGCTGATCCTACGGATTCAATTCCGGAAGCTGTTGTGCTCGGGATGACAACTGAGTTGATATCAAATAATGGGACAGGCTATGTTACTCTTCTTGGTCTGGTCCGAGATGTGGATACCGATGGGATGACCCCTGGTACCATGCTTTGGCTGTCTGTAACACCTGGAGAGTATACCGAAACAAAGCCAACGGCTCCTAACCGAAGTATTGCTATTGGGCTGGTTATTGTGGCTCATGCTGATACTGGGATAATCTTCGTAAACACAACCGTAATAGCCCCGGTGATGGCATCTCCGGATGTCCTGGCTGGTGCTCCTGCTGATGGTCAAGTATTACAGTTCGTTAATTCAAATGGTAGGTTCGAGCTTTCGGATGACGTAGCAAGCAACACGGCTGCCCGGCATGCTGAATCTCATGCACAGGCCAGTCATAATGACACCAATGCAACCGGTGCTGAGCTGGAAGAGCTGACCGGTGCTGGAGAAACAATACTTCATTATCATAGTATGCTGAAAGATGATGCTGAGGTTGGTGCCCTCTATACAAAGGATGGTGCCATGCAGTTGAACTTCAATGGTCTAAAAGCCATGGTGACAAACATATCCGGGATATCGATTGTGGATACGGATGGAGCAGTGCCATACATTTACTTTTATGACGATGACTCCAACCTGTTGGCTCAGTTCCGACACCGGACAACCACCTTAACATTAGGTAATAAAGTTGATGGTGGTCATACTGAGTTCCGTGGTGAGAATACGGCAAGTGACGAAGTGTTGCTGATCGACATGGACCCTGATGCTGGTGTAATCCTGTATTGTGAAGGGCTCCAGAATGCTCAGTTCATACCTCATGGGGTGAACCTTCGAAGTATTGATAGTACGGATGTCTACCTCAATTTTGAGAGTTCCGTGGGTCTCCAACAGGCCCGGTTTAAGTCCTCAGCTGGTCTATTCGAAATGAAGAACTTTCACTTCGGGGGTCACGTATACCTAAAGGCAACGAACACTGGGGAAGTCGAAAAGCATATCCTGGATGGTGATCCCGATGCTGGTGTAGTGCTGAACTTCACAGGGTTGAAGTCCTTTTCAACAAGGGCAAGTGGTATTGATGTTTATGATACTGCTGGCTCGGATATACAGATCAGGCTCAATAACTCTGCTGATACTCATCGTGCTACCTTTAAACATACCGGCTCTTACGTCCAGATCAACGACGAGATGGACGGTGGTGCATTCTGGATGACTGCAAAGAAGACCGACTCTACTGTTTACTGGGTTGGGTGGAGTCCGAACACTCGAGCATTCTATTCCTCACTTTCTAAGGGATTGGATCTTGGCCGAAGTGGAACTCCATGGGATACAGCTTATGCCGATGACTTTGAGAACATAGCTGATTTCTTCTTCATGGATGACCGGAAGGACAAGGATGGAAAGATTGTCCCGATAGACGATGGTGCTGTAATTGAAGGCATTGTGCCTTCTGGTGATTACGATCCTATTACTGGATTGAGGATCATCAACGATTCGTCTCTGCCAACTTGGCTCGTTTCAAAACATAAACATGCCGGTGAAGATAAGGATGAGGCCGGTGATGTAGTAAGGACGTGGGAGAAAGGTGACATCTGCAGGACTGATGATGGTAAACCTTACCTCTCCCTGAAGACCATGATCAGCTTACTGATGGGTGCTTCCCGGCAGACCAATGGTCGGGTGAAGACTCTTGAAGCCCAAATCCAGATATTGGATGATCGACGGATTTCTAATGAGGCCACCGTACAGAATCAGATGCTGAGCATGTTGGCAAAGAACTATGCACTGCAGGGTCGTGTTGAAGAGCTCGAGTCTGCTAAACAGGATAAAGAGGAGAAAGAGTAATGGAAGAGATCAAGAAAACCGTGCAAGTCCTATTGCAGAACTTTGCAAAGGAAGAGGCTGGCAATCGTGTGACTTCGAATAATATGATGGGGCTCATGATGAACATCAATGCTGCCCTTGATGGCAAGATCACCATGACCAAACCGAAAGCTGAGAATGTCTCAGACAACGGTTAAACCAAGGAATCCGGTAGAGAGGAGATCAGGTAGCACTGAGATCCTCCTCCGGATCACTGCCATTGAAGTCAGTCAAAAGTACATGACACAAATGCTTGAGACACAGGCCAAACAAACCTGTGGACAACGTGGCTGCACCCTGAACGATGAAGTGGTTACCCTTAAAACCCATATGAAGGTGATGAAGTGGGCTGGTGGGACTGCCATTGCTGGTGTGATCGGTGGGGTCATACGGATTTGCTACAAAGCTTTTGTAACCTAAAACCCTGGAGGGATTATGACGTGGAAGATTTAAAAGATATCGATAAGGTAAATGAACAACTGATGAAACGGCTCCAGCTGGCTGTTGTGAAGAAGCTGCTGGAGAAGATTGAAGGGGAGGAGGGAACTTCCCAGGATCTGAACACTGCTGTCCGGATGATCCGAGATTACAACATTGATCTGGACTCTGACAAAGACGAAGATGAAATGTCTCCGGAGGAGGAGCAAATGCTGGCTGAGTTTGCCAAGACGGAATTTAAGCTGGAAGAAGATGATCTGCCTCCGAGTCGTTATACCTTAAAGGAAACAGATGCAAAAGACAAAGAAGAAAGTTAAGCTGAGCAAGTTCGAACAGAAGTGCCGTGAATCCTTCTCGTTCTTTCTGAAGGTTGTGTGGAGTCACCTGGACCTGAGAAATTCAAAGGGTGAGCAATCTCCACCAACTCCTGTCCAATATGAGATTGCCAATTACCTGCAGTATGGTCCGAAGAGGGCAATCATTGAAGCCTTCCGTGGGGTTGGCAAAAGCTGGATTACGTCAGCATTTGTTTGCTGGCATTTACTTCGAGACCCTCAGATTAAAATTCTGGTGGTCTCAGCTTCTAAATCCAGAGCTGACGATTTCTCAACATTTACTTTGAGATTGATCAAGGAACTGCCCGTACTGAAACATCTTAATCCAAAAACTGATCAGAGAGAATCTAAGGTGGCCTTTGATGTTGGTCCCTCAGATGCTGCTCATGCTTCGTCAGTCCGATCAGCTGGCATCACCGGCATGATAACCGGCTCTCGAGCTGGCCTCATTATTGCTGATGATATTGAAGTCCCGAACAATTCTGCCACCGACGACCTCAGAGAAAAGCTGGTGGGTGCCGTGGCCGAGTTCAATGCCATTCTGGTGCCCGAGGGAAACCCACGGATAATCTTCCTGGGAACACCTCAGACTGAAGAATCGGTTTACAACAAATTACGTGATCGTGGGTATCAGGCAAGGATCTGGCCCAGTCGTTATCCGAACCAGAAACAGATCGAATCTTACCGGGGAGCTTTGGCCCCGACCATTCAAGACATCATAGACGAGTCGGCTGTATCGTTAGCTGGAAGGCCAACTGATCCACTCAGATTCAATGATGCTGATCTAATCGAACGTGAGGCCTCCTATGGCCGGTCAGGATTTGCCCTGCAGTTTATGCTGGATACGTCACTGTCCGATGCCGAAAGATATCCTCTGAAGACTGCTGACCTGATATGCATGGATTGTAATCCAACTCAGGGTCCGAACTCCATTCAATATGGCTCGGCTAAAGAACAGGTGCTGAAAGAGTCGTATGTCCGGAATATTGGATTTGCTGGTGACCGATGGCACCAACCAATGTGGTATGACAAAGAAACCTGGAAACCATATGATGGCATCGTGATGTCCGTCGATCCATCTGGCCGGGGAAAAGATGAGACTGGTTATGCTGTCGTGGCCAACCTGAACGGTACCCTGTACATCCTGGCTGCCGGTGGACTGAAAGGTGGCTATGATGATCCAACACTGGAAGCTCTGGCTCAAATAGCCAAGAAATTCAAAGTTAAACACATGGTTATCGAATCAAACTTTGGAGATGGAATGTACACCAAGATTCTTTCTCCTGTCTTACAGAAGATCTACCCGGTCACCTGTGAGGAGATAAACCATTCCAAGCAAAAGGAACTCAGGATAATCGATACCTTGGAACCTGTGATGAACCAACATCGGCTTGTGGTTTGTAAGTCCGTGATTAAACATGACTTAGCCTTCCTGATGGATGACAAAGTTGAACGTGAACAAAGGTATAGCCTGTTTTACCAGATGACCAGATTGTGTAAGGATCGTGGTGCCTTAAAGCATGACGATAGATTGGATGCCCTGGCTCAGGCTGTGGCTTACTGGACTGAACAAATGGACCAGAGGGCTGATAAGGCTGCCAAAGCTCACAAGGCTCATTTGCTCGAGGACGAATTACGTAAGCATATGGAGTCCTGTTTGGGCAGAAAGCTGGCACCAAATGATTGTTTTAACTCAAGGTTTGGTAATAACCGGTAACGTGTTTACTATTTCACCACGTCGTTCAGGTAAGGCAAGGATTATAGTTAGCTGTTAGTTAGCTTTATAGTTAGCTGTAACTCACTACAACTGTATAGTCCTACCTTAAGAGATAGCTGGTAAGATAGCCAGCAAATCGAAATCAACCTTAACCAAGATCCTATGGAGGGATTTATTATGCCGATGTACGAATATGAATGTGAGTGTGGTACGAAGTTCGAGCAGCTGAATAAGGTTACTCGGAATTATACCAACTGTCCGGTGTGTGGAGCTATTGTCCGACAGAACGATATCTCAACTGGAGGCCGTTTCTTTATCAATGGTTTCAGTGAGAAGAACGGGTACGGAGCCCGAAGTCCCTACATACCACCTCAATACCGGAAGGCTGCCAGTGGAGATGTCCCGTTTGATAAGAATGGTAACTGTCTCTAATGGCTGAGATAATCGTGAGATTGAACTGTGGATGGTGTAAGCACGGACTCTGGTCTGACAACGAGAGTGACCATGTATGCACTGTCCATGATGGTGAAGTGATTGAAATGTTTACTGATCCCTGTGAGGACTTTGAAAGAAACCCTCACTTCTTTAACGGACCTGCAAAGGAGACCCATGAAATTACAGATGCATCTTGATGGTAAATGGTTCAAGGAGAAATACCCTGAAGAGTGGAAGAAGTTTGGGTGTGGTCCTGGAGGTGTTGGAGATTATCTGGTCCCGGATAGAATGTGGGGTCTGGATATCTCAGAGGCCTGTAGGATACATGACTGGTATTACAGGTTTTATACAGATCGATCCGTTGCTGGCAAGAAGCTGGCCGACGATCTCATGAAATACAACTGTAGCCAAATCATCCGAGCTGGCTCGACATGCTGGCTTACATTGAAGCTCAGGCAACTGAGAGCTCGAACCTATTACTTTATGGTCACAAGGTTTGGCCAGAGTGCTTGGGACGAGGTAAAGTCAGTGAGGGACAAATGAGAGAGCCTACGGTCGAAATGATCTTGAGGCTCACCAAATATCACCTACAGGAACTCAGGTGGAAGGCAATAGCTGGCTGGTGGTTGGCTGTTGGTGCTGTTCACATCCTGTTTGGTGGAAGATAAACTTTGAATGACATGTCGTCTGCACGGTAACATTAAGAGTGTTATCGTGCAGTTACACTGTATTTGGGTCGACGTCAGCTAAAGTTAGCCGGGATAGTGGAAAGGCCTTTCCCGAGTGATATCCTAAGTGTTAACTACGGTCAAGCTGCCATGCAACAAACCGTCATGGACATAGGGTTCGAATCCCTGAAGATCCACCAGCAAAATTATTTTCAGATAAAAATGTGAGTGACCATGTATTACGTATAGTCGGACGGCTTCCCCCGTATGGCCATGTAGTTTTCTTTAAATGAATACAACTATACAACTACAAGATGCCAAACCGTTGGTGGTGCTGGTTTTCTCCGATATATAGAACGTAAGTAGTTGATATCATTATGAGTACATATTAGCATTGATTATATGACCATGTAGTTAGCCATACATCAACACATCTATACCATACCAGAGCACTATAGTTCTTCTGTTCTTCCTGTTCTACTGTTCGTCCTTACTTCTGTTCTTACATCTATCTCTTTTTTATTGACCACATGCCAACATGTATAGCCAACTACATGCCAACATCAGCACACAACAGCTTGTATGGCCTGTGGTTGGACGTTCAGGCCTGACAACCTGACAACCTATCAGCTGACAACCTGCAGGCCTGCAGCTGACAACCTGACAACCTGACAGCTGACATCCTTTTAACATCCTGACAACCTACCAGCTGACAACCTGACATCCTTTTAATAGGGCAAACTTGAAAACATACCAGCTGACATTTGACACCTCATAGACCCTTGAAAACAGTACGTTTACAGTGATTTGACATTATACGGCAAAATGTCGGCATTCTGACAACCTGCAGCTGACAACCTGTCAACAACCTGCAGACCATTGAAAACAGTACATCGACGGCTTATTGTGTACTAATTGCCATAACCTGTGGGGAATTAATGTGACAATTTTGAGTCGTTAACGTGTCAATATTTGTCAATTTATCAGGTTTGGCATGGTATTATACAGGCCTGAAACAAGCTTGCATATTTATTATCATGATAGAAAACAAGTAGTTAACTCATTTCAGGCCAATAGTTGGCAAGTTTGGCATGCCGATTGCTATAGACAATACCAGACAATCGAAACAGTTATTACAGAATGGCAAACTTGACAACCAAACTTAAAAACAGATTAGATCGAAAACAAACAAGTTTTTAAGTTCCTTTGAAATAAGTTAACTCGGATATTTAAGGATTTAAAGTAAGTCGATACACAACATGATAGATTGACAACCTATATAAACATGTTTGACTGAAATAAAAAGTGCTTAAATATAATGAAGATGGATTGACCATATACCGGGAAAACTGCAGATACCAACATACGATAGTTAAGATATGATATGGGTGCTGTGCACTGGTAATTCTGGATTGATAAGCTTACAGTTATTAGCACACTGTAAGCTTGCAAGGGTATATGAAGTTGTATGAAAGTTTGCAAATAACTTGCAAGCTATTTTACACCTTTATATAGGGGGAATTTTATCATGGATAGATTGACCGAATTGTCGACTTCATTAATTGCACGAAACAGAAAGCAAGCTACTGACATTTTGAGTGCTGCAGGTTTTACTCTGATCGAAAGTTCAGAGTTAACAGCTGTTTTATTTGCCCTTAACTCTGATCAGTTTTCAGTAATTTTAGCAAGTGTACAAACTATCAAACTTCATATCGAATACACTTTAAGACTTTCAGCAAAATTGGGGGATAGACTTTTAAATCCATTATAACAAGGGAATTGAAAACATGTATTATCTTTCGGCATTATTTATTATCATGTCAATCGTATCAACTTCATTAATTTATATTGATAGAAATAAGGTTTAT